TCAACACCTTATACAGTATTTATGACAATTTAATTTAAGAAGCTAACACAAGTAAGGCGTGATCTATGTGCTTTATGCGGTCTTCTAGCCCTATAAACCCACCATTTATCTTCTTTGTTAAAGTTTTGTAATCTTTGTTATCAGCGTATTGATTCAGTTTATGGGTGTCCCAAAACCACCCTGCGGTGAGTGCTGCATACATTGGAGTCGCCACCAATTCTGGTTGCATCACAAAATCAACCCCTAGAGCCTGACCTGCATGGAAATAGTTTGCATGGCCTGTCAATTGGATACATCCTCTGCCTCGGAAACGATACCCATCACCAGAAGCCTCATCCCTGTTGCCCATACGATTCGAGTAAACAGTATTGGCAATCAACTTAGGATTACGAGCGCACATCTGTGCCTTGGCAGCATCAAACCTTTTAGGCCATAACTTCTGCAAAGCCTCTGCACGATAGTTCAAATTCTCTTCAAGGATTCTGAAGTTCCCACACTCATGCCCACATTGACCAATGAAAGCCGCTTTTCTAAGGGGATTCATAATGTCAAAACGCTCAAAAGTGGCATTTAAGGCATCTACCCACTCCGCACCAATATGAAGTTGTTTAAGTTGTTCAGCGTTTATCATTCAACAGGTCTCTCATCTGGTTATACGAGTCTACGCAAGCATTCAAAGCGACAGTATTCTTATCCCCTTGGGCAACTATTTCTGCGATGGCATCGATTGTTGCTCTTTCGGCATCAGAAGGTTCATTAACCTGTCTGTCAGGTTCACGGGTTGCTTCTGTATTTGTGGGGGCAGAGGCGGTATTTGTGGGGGCTTGTACGTAACTGGTGGGGCAGAGGCGCAGCTTGCCAGCACGATTGGCAACAGCAAGGGCAGAAGTCTTTTGATTGATAGCATTGGTAGCCTCCAATAATTTAGTAGCGTTTTGGTTGATTTGTTCGTTCAGTTGTTGCTCTGTTTTACGAGATTCTTCATTCTTTTGGGCAATGGCAATCTTCATGTCATTGTCTCGGTCTTCCCATCCAAAATGGTATCCACCTCGATAACTGCCAAACAAAGCAATGGCAATAGCTAAAGCAAGGTAGGGTAAAGGTATGCCAAACATTATTCAGCCTCTTTTCTTGCTTGAGCCAATTCTTCACGCTCATGGTCATCTTCTAGGTGGTCAGGTGGAGTTGTCGGAGGAGGGCCAGGTGTCCAAGATTCATCCAAAGGAGGATTCACCCATGCTGGCATAGCACCAGAAGGTGAAGTCCATGTGTTTAGACCGCCAGAAGGGGCATAGGAAGGGCTAAAACCGCCCTGAGAGCCTTGATAGCCCAGTGGTTGACACATTGGCTGTGTTGGAGGGTTAAACATCTTAGAAGCCGCACCTGCCGCCCTTTTGGTCATTACCCCACCGATACCGCCAACAATCAAAAGAACAATGTCATTCAGCATTTTGGTATAGGCCATGTCAATCGGGGCCATGCTTTTGATGGGCTGTGTTACAAAAGTAACAGAATAAAGAAGTGCAATGACAATGACGCACAGGATGCAAGTGACCACAATGACCACAAAACCCCACACACGAACTTCAAATTCTTCAGTTGTTAGGTTTGGTTTCTGGTTGGACATCATTGACCTTTTTCTCCAAGATAGGGGCTACTAAGTATTCAGGACACATCTGGGTAAACAAGCATTTAGGCTTTTGGCAATCAGGTGCATGAAAGTTATCAGGATTCTGGCAAGGATACCTGTAAACGTCTTTGCAACCAGTTAACAGTAAAAGAACCAATATGTATCTCATACCTTAACATCCACTTTAGCCCACTGAGTCTTAATCTCTTGGGCTTTCTGTTGTTGTTGAGCCTGTTGGGTTAACTCTGCCAGACGCTTCATATTCTGTTGGTGGATCACTCGGTGAGCCTCTGACAACATTTGAGCATTCTGTTGGTAAGTAGTGATTCTCATTTGCCCAATCCAACCTTTCCAAGTAAAAGATTAACAATTCTGTCTGACAGATCATCAGGTAAGAACTTCAGAAAACCCAAGAAATAAAGAGCCACTACCCCGTAAACGAAGATTTTGAGGCACAAATCAAAGGTCTTCTGATACTCATTCACCGACCACACCTTCTAGTTGCTTCACAGAATGTCATCAGCTCATTTACGCCAACAAAGACTAAAAACAAAACAAAGAATATCCCACCTATTGCCAAACCAATCTCTAGTTGTTCTTGCTCTTTCTGTTTGGCTTCTTTTTCGGCTTTCTTCAAAGCACTTATCTCTTTAGCATCTGCCAAGTCCATCTCTGCTTGACGAGCTTTAATCTTGTTCCAAACGTCAATCTTGCCTGTTTGCATGAAGAGCATCTTTAACTCTTCTTCAAACGCCCTAGCCTGTTCCAAAGCCATCTCAATCTGCAAAGCCGTCCCCATGTTCGAGCCTTTGCCAGACTGTTTAGCCTGAAGCATGGCCTTGGTAGCTACAGACTTAGCGTCAAATAGCTTACCAATCATGGGCGCAAGCGAGCCTAAGTCATTGGCAACCTTTGCTGCCTTCTTGACCATGCTAATTGCTGACTGTATGCCAGCTAAAGCGGTTAGAGGATCGATCACTTCTTATCTACCTTTTGCCACTCAAGGCATACTACTTTTCGGTTGTAAACATCACCTGTCCATGCCCATCTAACACATCTGTATTCAGTTTTCTCTTTACTAGATGCCACCAATGTAAACAAGATTGACAGCACCAGTAGCCATTTCACGGGTACGCCCAAACAATAATATAACTACAGAAAATTACAAAACAAAGAAGAAGGGCTGCTACTGAGATAGCAAACAGCCCGTCTTTCATTACTCTTCAGTCATTGGTTGAACAGCACCACGAGCAGCGCCAGTACCGAAGTCTTGAATCGCATCACGACCCCAATCGATGCCAAACTTCTTACCAATCCTGATAGCCTCTTGAATCTTATCTTGGTCAAAAGTGCCATTCTTTTGCTGAAGTGCTGAGAACACTTTTACTGCATCAGTAGGGTTTAGCAATAAGGTCTTGAGCTTCTCTTCTGTTGCCTCAGATGCCTTGTTTGCCCAGAACTTACTCATCAATGAGCTAATAGCATAGAAAGGCCCAGAGACAGGGTTTGTAAAGCGTGAGATAACTTGCTCTGGAGGAATGCCAACAACGCTCTCAAATGGTGTTTTAGGTACTGTTTCGACCTTAAACGGCACATTGGTTAAGTCTCTGTTAAGTCTGCCAGAAACCAAAGCAAAGTCTTGAATCTTCTGAGCGTATGTTGGCCCAAACACCCTGTTAAACACAGCCGCCTTTGTGCGGTCATTAAGCAGTCCAACAGGATTACCAGAGTTTACAATGTCTTCCAACATGAAAGATCGAGCCGCATTTACTGCATCCTTATTCGCTCCATACTGTTGCATGAACTTATTGGTGAAGTTCACATCACCATACATTCTAGAAACCAACTCTTGTGGACTCTTAAAGCCACCAGAACTTACAATTTGGTCTCCAGCAACCTTCTTGAAAGCGGCATCTAAACGATTGCGCTCTGCAATCAGGGCGGTAACATTATTTGAAGCAGTACGAAGTTCATTCTCCAAGCCAGGCACTAGAGAAATACCACCTTGATTCTTGGATAACCACTTGTTAGCCGCTTTGGGGTCAATAACATCGTTCTTTAAAGCCGCACGACTGAAACTGTCATAGAAGGCATCTCTGGCAACACGAACACCCTCTTCACCCGTAGCCTTGATAAAGTCATCGACATTAGACTTATTACCAATGATGGCGGGAGCAATCTGCTCAACAAACTTCTTGCGGTCAACAGCCTTCAATGTTTCAGAATTAAACGGCAAACCAACCTTCTGGAAGTAAGAGGCATCAGCATTTCGATAAGCCTGAACAAAGTCAGGATCAAGGTTATCAATGTGTCCACCAACACGAGCTTTCAACTCGGAGAGCAGTCGAATATCAGCGGGTTCGCTCGTTTTTCGCAATTGTTTGTTGATTTCTCGCTTTAACGAGTCTAAATCCTCTACTGTAGCGGCAGAGAACTTAATGCCACCCTCAGTCATGGGCTTGCCTTCTGCGGTCAGGATAGGGCTAGGCGCTACTTCTGAAGGACGGAATTTGGCACGAACACGATTGTAGATAGATGGGAAAGTTTTAAATATGTCAGATGCTTGCTCACCCGCAACAAAGTTGAAGATATCATCCACCGAATTGGCGGGTAATTCAACATTCTTCTGCTTGGCAATATTAAAAGCCTCTGTATAAAGTGGCTTAACTGATTTTAATGCCGCATCTTCTTTGGCGGCAACAAGTGCAGAAACACGTTGACCAAACACATTAGGATCAAGAGTTGCGTCCTTATAGGTATCTGCAATCTGTTCATCAATGGTGCGAGTTCTACGGGCTTGTGGTTTAACCAAGTCAACTGGAGAAATATTGACACTAACGTTTTTAGGATCGCCAAATAGACGAATCTGACTAGCAACTAAGGCTTGTTTAGCTTCCTCAAACTGATTGCCATACTGCGCCCTGAATACAGGGTCTTTAGCCGATAAACTTTGAATCAACTGGTTAACAACAGGATTGTCTGCCAACAAAGAACTTACGGGCATTTGTATTGGTGTGCCACCAGGTGTCTTCAATGAAAGATTTTGTTGTGCTTTGGCGGCTTTAACAATGGTATCCATAATTGTTGGATCGGCAGCACCTGCGGCAATAAAGATATTACTAATTCGGTTGTCTACATCTCTAAGTAATTCATCTTCAGGAATAGTTCCACGAACCTTATCCAACTGAGCACGAGCAACATCAAACGCTTTGCCAGCTAAAGGAACTGTTTTTAATGTTGTTCCTAAAGCGTAAGAACCACCGCCACCACCTGCAATACTGCCGACAACTCGACCAGTAGTAGGAGCACCCATCTTTTCGCCAATATACTCACCTGCTTGACCACCCGCTTCAGCAGTAGAGCCAATAACTTGTTGTTCAGCAGGACGCATTAGTGTTTGACCAAACAAACCCATTCGCCTTGTAGCCGCTAATGCTGGAAATAGATAACTATATGGAGAGGTAACTGCTTCTGTACCTTCTGCTGCAATCTTTTGCATACCACCTTGAGGCTCTGCACCAGTAGTTCCTAAAGTCTCCATGACACTCTTGTAAACAGGTTGGCGACCTGCTTGAAAAGTCTCTACAACTCCACCAGTAGTAGGTGCGGGAGCAACAGTACCGCCAGAAGCCCTCATACCCTCAGTTAATGGGTTAATGCGATAACGCTCTAAAGCAGAAAATAGTAAATTAGCAAGACCTGAAGTAGTCCCTGCAAAACTTGCAACACCTTTTCGTGCGGCTTCAGCCATTACAGCACCCGTAGAAGGTGCTTCAGGCTTTTCTCCTGCTAACATTTTTAATGTTTGGTCAGAAAGACTTGCAATATTTCCAGTAGAAAGCGCCTCTAACTCTGCATCAGACAAGGCGTTAAGGTCTAATTTGCTCATTTTTTACCTTCCTGACGTTGTTTCAACAAAGCACGAGCTTGTGCGGCTAAATCACCAGTTACTGCTGGCGCTTGTTGACCTGAGAACTCTGGGAAATCAAGAGCTTGGTCAACACGAGCCTTTTCGTAGCCAGGATTACTGTAAGCAATTTTACGTTGTGCTTCAATTTCAGTCTTAGCTTTATTTGTAGAAACTTTCTTAATAGCTAAAAGTGTCTTCTTGATTTTTTCTTGTGTGTCAAGAGTTGGAGTAGAAGTAAACAATCTAGCTATGTAATCAGCAGTTCCACCAAGCAATGAAGGATCAGCACCAGCCGCTAACAATTCTTTCTGACTTAAATCTCCAGAACCAGAAATAGCCCTAGCAAATTGTGTTTGCGCTACCCTAAAAGATGCAAAGTTGTTTGTATCAATAGAGTCTTGGATATTTTCCAGAGCATTATCAGCAGCGGTTACTGCTTTAAGTTGAGGATCAATAGTACGTTGAACACTTGCCCTAAATGCTGGAATATCTGCCAATGCTTTATCGCCAGGCAATACATTGGTAATCGTAGTGCCTTTTGCTTCGCCTTTGGCTTTGATAATTGCTTGAACTTGAGCTAACTGCGGAGAACCAGGTGGCAAAGTTGCCGCATATTCTTGAAGTTTTTGAATATCAGTTTTTGTATCTGCCTTTTCGCCTTTAGTTGTCAATCGTCTTAATTCTGCTAAACGAGTAGTCAATAAATTCTTGGCACGAGTACGCTCTGGGTCTGCGGGTAAATCCTCAACTCGTGATAATGCGTCTTCTAAAGTAGCAATTTCATTTGCAATCTGAATATCGTTAGGAGTAGCTTGTTGACGTTCACGAGCTGCTTGTGCCGCAGAAGCCAATGCAGCCGCCCGTCTTTGTTGTGTTTGAGCCATCTCACTTTGTGCTTGACGAGCATATTGAGCCAAAGCCATAGCACCTTGTTGGTCGCCAGCTTGTGCCAACATCTGAGCGCCTTTTAAGATTGACTCAGGATCAGTCTGGTCTATCTGTTGAGTAATAGCGTTACGAGCGCTAATCATTTTTAATTGAGGGTCTTCTGCACCTAATGCTCCACCAATAGCGTTACCAAGACCTCTAGCACCTGCATAGGTCATTGCCGCACCACGAGCCGCAGGGTCTAGTTGAGCTAGTGCAATACCTTCGCTTAAGGCGCTTCTACGCTGTTGCTCACCATACATTTGTGGGTTTAGTCCAAACAAACCCGCTACGATATTTTCAGCCATGATAAATCCTTACAAGAATAATCCGAGGTCTTGGTTGCCATAAGCTAAACCAGAACCAAAACCTGAAGAACCTACTCCAGTTTGACTAAATGCTGATTGAAGTCCACCACCAAGCAATCCACCTAAACCTTGACCCAATGTAGATGAAGAACCTAAACCACTCAATACTGTTGCATAAGGATTAGTTGTAGCGGCTTGACCTGTAGCCAAGGCGGTACTCAGTTGAGCGCCACGCAAACCTAATTGACCCATATTTGCACCTGCTTGAGCAGATTGTTGACCAAGAGTCGCACCCATTTGCAATGGTTGTTGTGCCAATTGCTCTAAGTTTGTAAATTGACCTAAAGCAGTCGTATAAGGAGCATAAGCAGCTTGTTGACCACCATAGTATTGACCCATAGCTTGTGAACCTTGACCCAATAGACCCGCACCAAACAACACATTCTGTTGACCATACTGTTGAGCATTAGCCGCCAATTGAGCCTCTTGTTGCGCCCTAGCATTAAACAAAGCCTGTAACTCAGGAGTAGTAGCACCCAAAGTGCCACCTTGAGCAACCGCTAAACCACCACGACCCTGTTGTTGTAGTCTGTTTTGCAGATTAGCCAACTCCAACTCTCTGCCTGGTTGCAACAAAGCCATCTGTTGATTGAGATAGTTTTGAGCAACGGCTTCAGGCGATTCAGCCAAGTATTGATTACCAAGTCCAAATAACCTTTGTGCGCCTGTTTGCAAAGGAGCAAATTGACCTTGTGCCGCTTCTGCTTGCGCCAAACCTTGATTGCCCAAAGCAACCAAACGATCTTGAGCTTCCAAAACACCTGGGCTTGCGGTATATCCTGCGCTTGTCAGTTGACCTGTTACTGGATCGACTGTGAACTGTGAAGTACCAAAACGAGTAGTCATCCCTATTGGACGAAATTGAGCCGCTTGTTTAGCCGCAGCAGTCTCAGCCTCAATCATCTGTTGCGCTTTTTGAGCCGCTTCACGAGATGTTTGTTGTTGAAGAAGACCACCAGCAGTAGTTGCACCACCAGATAACAAAGAACCTATTTGTGTTGCATTCAATCCAGCTTTTGTCAGATCAGCAATCTGTGAGGCAGTAAGTGCTGTTGCACCCGCAGTAAATGCACCTGCACCTGTTGTTAAACCGCCAAGAGTAGAGCCAAGTGCCGCACCGCCAAGCAATGTGTTAGCACCAGTTAACGCCCCTGTCCCCGCAGTCAGACCAGAGAGGGTGCTACCTGCCGTTAAACCTGAAAGACTGCTACCTGCCGTTAGACCTGTTCCCAAGGTGGTTGCTCCTGCACCACCAGTTAGTAAACCTGCTGTTCCACCTACTGCACCCGCAGTACCGCCCAACTCGGCTAGTGTCAAACCTGTTGCAGCCGCTTCTGCTCCTAAAGCTGTTGCAGCCGCTGGCGCTGATCCAAATATGCCAGAAAAGGCTTCAGGGCCAACGATTCCAAATGCCGCACCCGCAATAACTGCGGCTTTAAGCAAGTCTTTTTTCAGAGTGCTAGATGATGCACCTTCTGTATAAAAGATAGGCTTTCCAGTTTCTGTGAATTGCACACCAAAACCAGTATTTCCTTTGCCCTCATATGAACCAGACCAAAGATTGCCTTTAGTTCTTTCTCCATAACCAGAAACAAGTTTTTCACCAGTAACTGTATTGATGATTCCTGTGTCACCTTTGCCAACTTGAGAGATGTCTGTAATACCACTCTTAGCAAGATCATCAGCCATGTAACGAGCCGCAGTTTCAGGCTGAACATCACCCTTCCAAGCATTTGTAGTGTTCTGAGCCAAAATCTGCTTAGATAGCTTATCAACATTTTCAGCGTTATAGGTAAAAGAACTTATGTTCTTGACAACCCTATCTCTATCAATTCCATAGGTTTGAGCCGCAGTAATGATGTCATTGATAGAGGCATTAGGATCAAGATAACTAAGGTCTTTTAATGCTTGTTTTACTTCTGCATCTGTATAAGACTTTGTTGCCATAGATTGTCCTTGTTGTGCCGCCAATGCCGCTTGTCTATCAATCTCTTCAAGACGAGCCTTTTCGATAGACCACAGTCTGTCAGCTTCAGCCTTTTGTGCAGGAGTTGCAATTGCATTCAATTGCTGTGAAGTAGTATCTGTTCCACCCATAGCACGCAACTCACCAAGACTTTGTAGCGTTGTTGGATTGTTAATGTCAAAGCCTGGCCGATAGGGTGTTAATGTAACTTCTCTTCCAGAGGCATCTGTTACTGATTGATATGGCGCTCTCATCAATTCTGCTTGAGCAGAAGCACGAGCCGCATCTACTTGAGCCTGAGTGTCAACTTGTCCCGCAACCCTACGAGCCATGTAGTCTTGAGCATTCCAAGAGCCATCTGGATTGATACCAGGAGGCAACCCCAATGATGCGTTAATTTGTGATTGTGTTGCCATGACTATTTCCTTTATGCGTTACGAGCCGCTTCAGCCGCAGCCTGTGCCGCCTGATAAGCCGCAATAACTTCAGCAGTCCAGACTGTATTGCAGATTGCAACAACATTGGCTGGAACACCTGTTAGGTCTTGTGCGGGTGTAAGGCTTGAACGATGGTATGTTTGGCTCAACTGATTGCCATCTTCCATGATGCGAGTTGCCTCACGATAAAGAACAATGCCGTTCTCGGTTACTGTTATTTGGTCTACTACTGTTTCTTTGGTAAGTGACATGATGATTTCCTTTTAAGTTAGTGTCTGACTAAGCCATCCGACCTAGTTATTTTTAAACTGCGTATGAGAATGAAAACGTAAATGTTCCACCAGAAACTTGTGTGTTTGTTGGATAACTTGTATATGTGCCATGATTTAACATGGTGAAGTTACTTGCACCTGAACCACCACCCAATACTGAAACAGTCAAAGATTTATCATTTCTAAGGACTGTTCCAATGTCTATGAAATTTGAACCATAGGTAAAAGGAAGTCCACCTATTGATGCAGTAGAGCCATTTGAATTTGGTGAAACTCCAAAAGTACCATTAAGAAAAACTTGCCTACCAATTTTTGTGTATCTGCCAGATGCGCCACTTAAACTTATACCCGCACCACTTGCATCAACTGGTGTCCAAGTACCTTCTTCATAGTCATCTAGCGTATTAGCGTCTGTAGATGCTGATTGAGTTGCGGGGAATGTGATGCCGATACCATTTGCGGTAGTTGTGCCGCCCGCAAGAACAAATGCGCCTGTAGTATTAAATCTGGCTCTTTCTGTGCCACTAGTTTGAAAAGTTAGAAGCCCAGTGTTTGGGCCAATTGTCATCACACCAGCAGTTGTTGATTTAATTTCAAAATCAGCGTCAGTAGTGTTGGTAAAAATTGCAAGTTTTGTACTGGTTCCAGATTGCACAACATCTAAACGGCTGCCATACCCAGTGGCTGCTCCCAGAACTGTAGTACCTGTAGCACTAAGCGTAGTAAACGCACCAGTAGATGGTGTGGTAGCACCAATAGTTCCATTAAGAATTGCGCCTGTTAATGTCAATGCTGTGCCGTTAGTTGTAGCACCTGTAATGCCACCAAATGCACCCGCATTGTTGTATTGAACTTGTGTATTAGAGCCACCAGGTGAACCACCACCGCTTACTGTTGCAAATGACAAAACACCAGAGCCATTAGTTTGCAAGACTTGTGCGCTTGTTCCATCAGTAGCAGGAAGTGTCCAAGTTACATTGGAGGCAATCGTATCTGGTGCTTTAAACGATACATAGTTAGTGCCATTGTCTGTGTCTTCGTATAACTTCAGATTAGAGCCAGCCGTTGAGTTTCCAAGAACATCTAATGCCCCTGTAAACACAGCAGCACCAGTATCACTCAATGTTGCACCAGTAGAGTTCTGAAGCAACTTACCTGTTGTGCTATCAAAGCGAGCAAAAGCATTGTCTGTAGATGATGCAGGGCCAACCACATCACCTGATCCACCGCCACCAGAAGCAGCAATCGTAATTGTTCCATTGCCATTGGTAATCGTAATGCCTGTACCTTGTGTCAAAGTGGCTTTAGCAAGGGTGTTACCTGTGCTATTACCAATCAACAGTTGACCATCTGTGTAGCTTGTCTGACCTGTACCACCATTAGCGACAGGAAGAGTACCAGTTACACCAGTAGACAAAGGCAAGCCTGTCAAGTTAGTAGCTGTACCACCAGAGGGTGTACCTAATGCACCGCCATTAACAACGGCAGCACCCGCAGAACCTACGTTCACAGCTAAAGCAGTAGCCACACCAGTACCCAAACCAGATACACCAGTTGAAATTGGTAATCCTGTAAGGTTAGTAGCAGTACCGCTAGATGGAGTACCAAGCACACCACCATTGACCAAAGGTGCGCCAGAAGAGCCTACATTGACCGCTAGAGCAGTTGCAACACCAGTACCTAGACCTGACACACCAGTAGAGATTGGAAGCCCTGTAGCGTTCGTTAATGTTGCGCTAGTAGGTGTTCCAAGAATAGGAGTCACCAAAGTGGGTGATGTAGCAAATACTGCTGATCCTGTTCCTGTTTCATCTGTCAAAGCCGCCAAAAGGTTGGCAGAACTAAATGAACCCAAAGATGTTGCATTGCCAACAGAAGTGACTGCACCTGTTAAGTTAGCGTTAGTCGTGACATTACCTGCGGTTAAGCCAGAGGCCGTTCCTGTGATGTTTGTGCCTACCAATGCAGATGGAGTTCCAAGGGCAGGGGTCACCAAGGTTGGGCTATTGGCAAACACCAAAGCACCACTACCTGTTTCATCTGTTACGGCAGAAATTAGGTTAGCAGATGATGGAGTAGCCAAGAAAGTAGCTACACCAGAACCTAAACCACTTACACCTGTTGAGATTGGCAGACCAGTTAGGTTAGTTGCCGTACCAGAAGCGGGTGTTCCCAATGCGGGAGTCACCAAAGTAGGACTGTTTGACAGAACTACATTACCTGTGCCTGTTGCGGTAGTTACACCAGTACCACCATTTAGAACGGGCAAAGTGCCAGTAATGTCGGAAGTAGAAAGGCTTACTGCATCCCAAGTAGCATTTGTGCCATCAGTCTGAAGATACTTATTTGCATTACCTGTTTGGGTAGGCAAAAGGTTGTTCAGAGCAGCAGTAGCCGTAGAAGCACCAGTACCGCCATCAGCAACCGCTAAATCAGTAATGCCAACAATCGTACCGCCAGTAATATTGGCAGAAGCATTGTCTGTTTTAGTCGCAACAGCAGTCTGAATATTGTTAAACTCTGTATCAATTTCAGTACCCTTGACAATCTTTAAAGGATTGCCAGGTGATAGGTTGTCTTTTGATGCAAAGTTAGTAGTTTTGGTGTAATTTGACATAGTTTACCTCTTACCCTATTTTGCCATCTTTGGCTTGAATTTCAATCTTTTGTAGAGAAAACGATGTTCCATTTATCGTAGTCTCATATCCAGTCTGGACAATCTTTCCTGAACCTGAACCATTCGCAGTTAAAGTCTTAATTGGAACGCCACTTGTGTATTCAGCAATGTTGTACTCAGCCGTACCATACTCATAACTTGTTTGAGCAGGGATGTAGACGTTCTCAGCACGATAAGAACCTGATTAGTCAAAGCCCCAATTGATAGACAGAAACTGATTTGAGCCACCAATCACAATGGCAGTCACAGACTTCAGAATGGAAATCTGATTAGGGTTTCCTAAGTCAGCATTGTTTGTGTAGTACGCAAATCGGTACGTTGTTGCGTCATCAAGATAAGTTCCATACTTACCGATATACCCATTCTTACCAATGTACAAGTCACCATTACGCAAAGAACGTAAAGCAGTTGGTGCAATTGAGTCCCATTTTGTTACACGGGAAGCTCCATCTTGTAAGGATTGCTTGGTATCGAAACAGTAAACTTGGAAAGTAGCGGGTAAAACAAGCAGATAAAAGGCTTCTTTTTCTGAGTAAACAGATTTCAGATTTGCCAATGTTTCGCTTGCCAATGATGAATTTAGGTCAAAACGCACATTCTTAGATAAGTCTCTCAGGGGTGCAGACTTCTCTTGAATAGTCCTCATCAGTGAACGAACACCTGAGTCTGACAAGAAAATAACATCAGAACCAACGCTTTGAATGGTATCTCTAGCAATACATCCGATAGAGCCAATTGTGTCGCTCAGAACCAAAGATGCGGGTGTAGAAGCACCAGAATAAACAAGAATCTGTCGTTTACCAAAGATAAACAAGAAATCATTGTGAGCTGCCAAACCCATCACTTCATCCGCACCATTAGGCCATACACGAGATACATCTAATGAGCCTGAAGTACCACCACCCCATACATGACCTGCAATCAGATCAGAGAAGGTAACAGTTACTTTGTCTGTAGCAGTATTAGCCACCCACAAGCGACCAAATGCTGAAATAGCAATGTTGGCTTGCGGAACAGTAGCCACATAACCAGACTTCTCAGAGATTCTGCGATAAGTAGTTGTACTTATAGCGGGGTCATAAATTAGTGGATCGTGACCTGTTTGAAAGAAGTATGCAATCCCATTAAGAGTTGCAGTTTGCCAGTTAGATGCAGTAATGGTAGGAGCAGTACCGCCACCACCATAGGTCAACTCAGTCACCGCATTAGCAGTACCAAGTTTGAATATATTGTTGTTGCCAGCAAACAGAACTGTAAGAGTTCCGTCAGTCTGGACTAACTCATGGATTACACCAACATCGTTAGCACCTAAAGCACCAGAAGAGGAGTTAACCCTTGACCAACCTTTTCTAGCACCAATACGACCATACTGATCCAAGATGCAGTTAGTCGCAACCAAAGCAAAGCCAGCCCCTAAATCAAGGGGAGAATCTTCAGTATTCAGACCATAAAAGCCTGGTGCTGAGAGACTGTAACTTTGTAGTTGTCCTGCCATTAGACCGCCACAAAGTTGTCTTCAGGATATCGAGTGCTTTCCATCGCAATAGCGTCAGACAGCATTCCTTTAAACAGAGCATAAGCCTCAGTAGAGTTTGTTCCACCATCTTCACCACGCTCAATTAAAGCACGAGCATAGGCACTTTGAGTCACCAAATAGTCCAAAACCTTGACAGAAGTGCCATCAGCAGACAGATTAGCCTGTGGAATGATTAGGTCAAACAACAATGTATACACGCCATTGGGGACAGGAAACAAGTCAACCTTTGTGTCGCCATTACCATCTACCCCGTTATAGCAAAACTCGCTAGGAATAGACTGTGAAGGTGTACCAAAGTTGAGCTTGCGGTTCATATCCGCAACAGTGATGTTATCTAGGGTAATAACGCTAGTCGTATTGATAGCATCAGTAACACGAAACTTCTGACCCGCACCCGTCAACGCATAGGAACTTGTACCAGAAGTAGTAGTAACTGTAATCGTTTGTCCTAAGACATTCCAATTATAGGAATCCTCAATCTGACGTTTGGCATCATTGACAAACTTGCCAATCAAAGAAGAATAGGTTGTTTCGCCAACAGTAGAGACTGAACTCTCACGCAAGCGTATAAGAACATCGTTAACAAGTTCTAAGTAGGTCATGTTCTTTGTGCTCCTTGAACCTCAAATGTTCCAATTACAGACATCGTTGCACCTGTTTCTGAAGTTGCAGTTAAGTAGTCACCCTCTTCCATCACAAAGTATTGACTACTTGTAATAGCATCAAAACTTGTCTTTGAAGTTATAGCAGTCTCGAAGGTAATTGGAATGCTTAAACTGGCACTTGTGTCGTACCAACTTAAACTGATGTGTTTATTGGAAGCAGTAGAGTTGGCAACGTGCAAATGCACACAGCTTGCATAATAGCCAGTCGGCACTGTGTACAGCGTAGTAGCCGTATTAGCAGTTAGATTTTTACCGACAGAAACTGGCCTCATTTACTATTCCTCTTAGAGATCGCTTTAGCCTTAGCTTTAGCGTCTTCCTTGGACGTTGCGCCCCAAGCTCTAAGAGAAAGTAAAAGTCGGGTAGGCTTTCCATCTTTCATCTCAGCGCCAGGCATATTGCCCATTCGTGCTAAAAAGGATGCCCTACGAGGGTTATCTCCCGACTTAACTGGTGGTTTTAAATTCCCACCTGTTTCTGCATTATACGATGCTCTGCCTTTGGCATTCAAGCCCCCCTTGGGGTTTTTTCCTTCTTTTGTTTGCCAAGCAGGAGATTTCATTTCTTCTTTGCGGTCTTAGCCGCAGCCTTAAATGCCGCCTCAGTAGGAGCGCCTTTAGAACCAACCTTACGCATCTTTTCCTTAGAACCCGCTTTGATGCGTTCTTGCTTGGCATTGATGTTAGCGTAGAGACCTTGTTTCATTTCTTACCTTTGGTTTAGACATACCTGCTTCGGATAAAGCAATAGCCACAGCCTGTTTTGGATTAGTAACCACCTTTTTATTGGTAGTCAACTTGCCCTTGCCAAACTCAGTCATCACCTTGCTGATCTTCTTTTGGGCTTTAGTTTTCATATCAGTACAATATCTTTGCGGTGATTGTTCCAGACGTATAAGCGGTGCAGTTGGCTCGCAAATACTTAGGAGCGTTTGCAATAGTAACAATGCCATCAGCAGTCAATGCTGTGCCAATCGTTGCGTAAGTTGTTCCATCCAAACTGCCTTGCAAAGCAACAGTAGCAGTTGTAATACCTGCAACTTGAAGGAATGCAGGTTGACCAGCATCGGCTTGAACTGCTTTAGATGCACCAGAAGCAGTAACAGCGTTAAGCAGGGTAACGGGAGAAGTTAAAGAAGACATTATTTACCTCGTCCAGACTTTTTCATCATGTTAGTGGCTGTGCGACCGCCACGGGTAGGCATAGCTTTAGGCTTACCAACAGCAATCATAATTGCCAATGGCATACCTTTTTTGGTATCCTTTTTAGTCTCTTTAGGGCTAGAAGTCTTAGTTTTTCCGTACATCATTTCGATTTCTCCTTGGTTATTGGGCCACCTGATTTCCAAGCATCACAAGTTCTTGCCGCAGCACAGGTAAACTGAAACAAATCACAATATCCTAAATCAGCCGCCTTGACAAACTCTTCGTCATAGGACAACTCATTCTCACCTTCGTCTTTTTCCAAGCCACCCGTGATGCAAGCCATCATATTAGGTGTTTGGATAAAGGCGGCACAATTCCCACATAGCATACTTTTGATATTTTCTGTGGGAGCGTTGTACATCTTAGCTTTTTTAAGCCAAAACGAATCATTAGACTCTTCAGGATTTGGTGGGCCATAACCAAACTTCTTAAACGCATTGTTGCGGTTCTTTAGATTGATAGACACATCCTGAGTAGCTATTGGACAAGTAAGGCCAGATAAGAGTTTCATTTTGTAAACACTCTGTCAGCGATAAAAGTGATAAGGCCACCAACAAAGGAGGCAATTGCCATACCGACAAAGAATCCACCTTTAGACTTGTTAGCCATCTCTAAAAGCGTTTTAATATCTTGGCGAAGTGCATGAACTTCTGCTTGTAAAGCCTCAACTTGGGCTTCTAGCTTACCAAATTCTCTTGGATCAATTTCCGACATTTGAAACCTCTTTCTTTGGTCTTCCAACCTTAGGTTTGTCTTCAACTTTCTTTGGAGTTTCCTCAACAAGGACGTATCCTTCATGACCTTTCATGCTATCAATATCATGCTGATAGGTGAAAGTAACTGTGTTCCCGACTTTAAGCAACGAAAAGTAGCCATAAAAACTCCAAAAAAAGGGGGGTATTAGCCCCCTTTAATTAAACTGCACGACCAATGATTAAGGTCAATGTAGTTGATGCCAAGTCTACAGAACCTGCTGTAGGGTTATAAGTCACGATAGTAACTGTATTAGCGGCTGAAACATAGGCTCTACGAACCAAACCTGCCTCAGAAACGCCAACAGACATACCGATAACCATGTCGCCCAAAGCAACGCCTGGTACTGTAACTGTATCTGTAGCGGTTGCAGTAGTGGCTACTGATGCGCTATCAAGAGTACATGTAACATCCCAAGTGTCTGTAAACAAACCACGGAACTGGTCATTGCCCCTGCGGGAAACGACTGCTGTTGCTGCTGCCATAATAAATCTCCTTGATGTAAAAAATCCCCCCACCGATTAAGGCGAGGGGAAAAGGCAACTATTAGGCTGGAACTGCTAACGCAAATGCGCTAGAAGACAAAGCTGCACCAGTTGTGGCGGCTGTACGCATTGCTTTCACACCATAAAGTGTGTCAGATGTGAACAAGGTAGCCA